TCAATACGAACAACTGCATAACCAAATTCTTCTAATGCCTTTGCCATTGTTTCACCTATATGCCCACAACCCACAACTAACATTGTTATTCGTTTTCGCATTTCCATTAGTTCAAATTGATATGAACTCTCACTCTTAACTGGTTTTTTCTTTTTAAACAATCCTTTAAACATTCTAAATCTCCTTCAATTTATTTTTTAATGTCATTTTATATTTTGTGTTGTTAAATTTCATAAACGGCCTGTATCTTTCTATTCTGTCGTGTAACTTCGGCCACAATACTGTTTCTGATATATCTTTATCTAGTCGTTTTGCAAATGAAAGTATATCCTCTAGTATCACAAATGTTTCAATACATATCTTTTTAGACAGAACCATCTTTAATATCGGTGGGTGTTGCCCATCATGTGATGTGAATATATCATCAAACTGTATTTTATTTATAGTCATTCTTTCTAACATATAATCTATATCTTGTTCATAATAATAATGTAATGATTCTATTCTCTTAGACCACTCTTTATAACTTTCATCACCAGTTGAGCCAATAATATCGCCAACCCATAGATTAGCATTATTAACAAAATTACTAACAAAGTAATCGACCACAGTAGTGCTGTTATAAGTCCTAGAAAGTTTGTGAAAAAAATATCTGTCCCTTCTTTTAGTGAAGGTTTCAAGTCTTGCAGTTGTTCGTCCGCCGTGTCTATGAAAGTCGTAACTTCTGTTTTTGCTTGTGAAATGTAATTTGATTGCCAAATAGACTTTATATACTTCAAAACCATCCATTCTCCTATAGTATCTCTTTTAATTTTTCTAAAAATAAATCTACACCCTTTGTTGCATTTGCAGTCCACTCTTGTGGGTCGCCAGCATCTGATATGTATTTGAAACAACGAAAAGGTAAGTCGTAGTCTTTGCATACAGAGGCTAGTGCATATGATTCCATGTCAACTATATCATAGTCGTTTTGTTTTGCCTCGCCATGCAGATAAAAACTATCGCCTGTGCCACATGTAATACCATCTAGTGTTGTTGTTAGAAATGATATGTTTCTATTTCCCCATGGCGTTTCATAGTTCTGAAATCCTAAAGGTGTTACATCCATATCTCTCTGAATAAAATTTGTAACTTCATATAGTTTACCGACTTCAACCTTATCACTTACTTTAGCGGCTGTGCCATAATTTATAATTGAATATTTCCAGTTTCTCAAATGACCTGCATGTTCCATAAGTGCCTTTGTAGCATTTACTTTACCAACACCAGTATATAGTATCTGACTTTCCCAATCTTCATCTGGAAAACCATTTAGTTCAGCCGGTATAGCAGAAAGTATTGCAACTCTTGAATTCATATTGGTAACTGTGGTACTTTATCTACATTTAAAAGATTAAGATTCTGTGCTTCGTAGGTCACTTTCTCTTTTAATCCTTTGTTTACTAGTTTCTTAGAATCACTTGGGTCGATTCCGTTCTTTTCGCAATAGTGAAGAATCGCATCAATGTAAGTCATCTTTTTGGTCTTAACTAATTCTTCAATAAGTAATGCAAACTTATTGGGTGTGATTATCATTTTCATAGTTCTATTATACTATAGTTTGAATTTTTTGTCAAGGTCATGTTGTGTAATATATTCTAAATTATTACAATCATGCCATTCTGGTATTATGACATCTATTGGACTTGTCCCAATAGGATTTGGATTTACTTTGTAAAACTTTGTGTCTTTAAATGTGTTGAATGTGTTCTTATGTTGCTTAATCCAGTGATTTAAATCATCTTTCTCTGCTTTGTCTGGTCGTTTCATTGGGGCATCTTTGCCTGCATAGTGTCGGCTGCCAGCATAAATGTTGTTGACTTTATCATCAGTTGAATATAAATCATGACCAATAATATAAACTTCTGTTGCACCTAGTTCACAAGCCAAATAGATTGCACGAGTTCCTGTTGCATAGGCAAACTCATCTATACCTGGTTCTATGTCTATGACTTTATCAGGTCTAAGAACCCCTGTTACATATGTTATACCTTTTTCAGTTTCGTCACCATGATAAACGGCTTCTGCAACGAAATCTAAATCCGATGGTGAGAGTGATACAGGACCCTTTTCTGCATTTAACAAATCATCAACGACCATGATTGGTATAGGCGTCCAATATCCTAAGTATGTAGTATTTTTAAACACATATCCTGAACGATAGATTTCGTGAGCAATCCCTGTATCTAGTGCAACTAGAATATCAGGATTATAATCTCTGTAAATTGCATTACATCCGATGACTGTGCCGTGTTGTTTGTATTTGTCGAGGTCTAAAGTTTTTCTTGAGTTACCATTACCGAAACAGAAGTATGTCATGTGTTCACCTTGTATTAATGTAAGTGCCAGTTTGGGTTAGAAGGTACTGGCAACCCCCTTAGCAACTTAAGCTGCTAAAGCGTACTGGTTAGAGTTTGCTTTTATTTTTAGTTTAAAGTCTTAGGACTATCCTCTCTTGTAATCTTTCAATAGCAATGTCGAAGTCCATGTCATCCCCACAAAAATATTCTATATAAAATACTTTTGGTGGAGATGTTGGGAGTCGAACCCAAGTCCATCACCTTTACTTAATTACCGTCAATGAGAATTCGGTTGAACAGCATCTTGCTCTGCCCAAAATTCATCTATCGCTGGTTGCAATAGTGGTAAATAATCTTTCTTATCTTTCACAAATGTCTGTAAAGCGCCATCTTCACATACTATCAGAACAGCAATCTGGTCAATTGCACGACCATATCTTTCTTCAAACATTTCACAATAGGCAGTACATTGAATGAAATAGTTTTCAATCCATTCTTCTTTCTTTTCTTTTGTAGATGTTTTAAAATCTATAACAGTTAGTTTACCATCATATTCGGCGATACAGTCAACACGACCTGCAACACCCCACTCATCACTATAGAGTCCACCTTCTTGCATAACAATATTATTTATATTATCGAGTTCTGGCTTCAACAAAGTAAACATAGCAAGTGGTAATACCTCTTGATTTTTTAGTTCTTCATTGTTCAGATAGTTCTCACATAACTCGTGAACAGCCGTACCTCGTTTGGCAGCAGTTCTCATAATATTGTTTGCAACAGCTTCACCGACTCTTTGACGCCATGCGTTAATGCCTTCTTTTGCTCTGCCCGAAAGAACAGTTGTAATAGAAGGATACTTATTGCCGTCTGGCGTTACATAGAATCGTTTTCTGTTGATAGTTTCTGTGAACACCTCTGGTATCTGGTCGTCTGGTATAGGTGCGTGTGTAAATGTTTTCATCTCGAATTTGTTTTTCAACAAAGTGTTTAAGGCATCACTCATTATAATACCTCGTACAGTTCTTCAACAAGTGCTTTTTTAGTCTTGCGTTTATCCAACTCAATACCGTTATCACGACCAACTAATTCTAGTTGTGATTTTGTCATTGCATTGAGTTCTTCTTTTCCAAGTTTCACGCAGTCTTTACCGCCAGGATTAAACATACACTTAAATGTATGAATACACTTGCCGATAAAACTTTTTGGTTTATCAGTCGTCAATAGTTTTGATTTGTCAATAGCTTTTGCCATGTCTTTCTCCTTTCTTAATATATTAGATATATTATATCAGGTTATGAAAGATTTGTCAAGCATTATCCTCTAGTTATTGCTATTATTTTTTTGACTTGTGCTTCGATTACTTCTGCACGATTTGGCCAATGAATATAGGCTTCGGGTGATTTTGCAAGTTTGATAAGAAGTGGTATGATTAACTTCTCTAACTTGTCAAATTTGTCTTTTTGAATTTTACCAAGATTGTCTTTTCTCAAATCGTACTCATCGTCCATTTGTGATTTCGCAATCTCTAATTCGACCTCATGTTTTGCATCAATCTTTTCAGAAGATGTTGCAACTTCACGAAGTATCTTATCTAGTTTAGTTTCTAGTCTTGAAATAATTTCACCAGAAACTGCCTTACCGACACTCTCCGATGTTTGTTTTACAACTTGTTCAGTTGCCTTTGTGTCTGCGACTGTTTGGTCTGAAGGTTTAGTTGAA